AGCAGTGGTATCAACGCAGAGTACTGTCCATCGGCGCTGACGCTCACCCCGCCGAAATCCATCCCGGTGCGGCGGGTGACGGCCTGGTTGACTTCGGGTGCGAGAAATCCCCACTGGGTCCGCGCCGCGCCTGCAAGCGGTTGCGGGACCATCGCCGGCACGTCGCGCTCGACCATGCGCGGCACCCGATGCGTCTTCTGTTCCTGTGGAACAACGTCACGCAGATGGTTCAGTTTCGACGGCAGGAAGCCGATGACCGGATCATCATTTTCGTCATGCACCGGAACCTCATCATAGAGGTGGCGCTTTTCCTCGACGGTGCGCGTGATGGCATAAGCCTTCCCGTCGCGGATCTCGTGGTCATCCACGGTGCGGCTGACCATTTCGTAATCGTGTATCAGCTTTCGTTCAGTGCCGGGAACCAGGCGCGAGGGCGGTTGCTTCCACTCGAATGTGACCGGCTTCAGGTCATTGACAACTGCCAGCATTGAATCTGCCAGAGGCGCGATGTTTGTCTTGAGGCTTGGATCGGAAATCGTGTTGAAGGCATACGAATAGACTGCCTGCCAAGCTGTTGCCGGATCACCCAGAAAGCTGGTGTTGTTGGTAAGAGGCAGCATGCTCGAACAAGAAATGACATTGACCGAATTCTGGCCGAGCAGCAGGTTCCCATCCACATCAACGTAAGTGTAAATCGGCGTGATGCCGGTCGTTGGCAAGAACACCAGACCGTTGGCGTCACCCGAGGCGAGGGTGATCCCGGCGGTCGTGAATGTGGCCCCCTGAAAATCCAGGCCGTAGGCGTGCGTTCCGGTCGAAAGCACCGTCGATGTCGAGCCCGAGGCGTCCCAGATTGCAGCGGTGTTTGAACTCGTGATGAGCAGGCCGTATTCCCACTGCCCGGTCAGGCCCTGGCCTTCTATTCCCAGCCCATAGGTGCAGATATTCGCACCACTTGTTGTGCCGGTGATGGTGATGCCGCCAACAAATGTGTCGCCAACCGTTGCTGCATTGTAGCTCAGGTTGTTGATATCGACTTCTAAGCCCTGCGCACAGTAGCTGCCGCTCCCCGCGCTGAGTGTGACCAAGGGGTTGATCGCCCAGATGTTGCCGGGCGAACCTGTTCCGACGATCGACGGATACAGTGTCACCTTGTCGCCGAGGTTTGCGGTGTCGGGGGCGCCGTTCGTCGCCGTCAGCCCCATTTGCACGAGGAATTCACGCCCGGTGTTACCGAGCGTTGTTGTGCCCTCGACAACTAATGTCGAGTGCGTATTGTAATTTCCGCCGCTGTCGGGGTTGCCCAGGGGGCTGTAGTCAATTGACGGATTGCCAATGATGCTCAGGCTCGACGGCGCAATAATGTTCGCGGATTCAACCAGTCGTACCCAGCACCCTGTCGTGACACCGTTCGGCACGATGGTTGTGGTGCCGCCGTCGTCTGTGCCCGTGTTGGTCGACCAGCAGAAGGTTCCTTGGCCACCATCGTTCTGCGCGATGGTCCCGATCATATGGACGGTCTGATTTGCGACCCCAGCAAAAGAGCGCAAATTCGCCAGCAGGCAGCCGCCCTGGATCACGGTATTGCACCAGGCGGCGGGGATAACACCCTGCCCAGGGGAAAAACCCACCAGTGTGGGAACATTCGTGCCACTCATGAGCGTGCGCCTCTGTGCCGTGTAATGACGTCGAGTGCGGTCAGCGGCAGCACCGTCAAGCAGGCATACGCGACAAGCACCCACCAGCCGGTGTTGCCATCTGATTTCATGGCAAGAACAAATGCACCGCAGGTCGCCAGGAGCAAAATGAAACGCGATGCCAGGATCGCGACAATCGCTGTCAGCGTGCCAACAAAAGCTCGATCTGCCGCCGCGCTGCGCGCCGTATCGCTTGGAGGTGGCACCAACTCAGGCACTGCCGTTTGAACCGGACGCGGGCGGCCCAGCGGTACGACGCCTTCGTGGGCTACCGATGGTTCGTTTGCGGGCTGCGGCAAAAGCATCTTCCTCTTCGTCAGGACTGACTCTGTTTTTAATCGAAATCCACCGCACGCCGCTATCAAACAACCTGACGCGATCGACAAAGCCAACTTTCGGCGCGTCGTCTTCAGCCACCTCCGCATCATTCTCGCCAGGATACGCTTCCTGCATCAGCCGCAGGAAGAATGTGTCGAGGTGGTCGACCAGGCCCTCTTGCGGCTTCGGCTTGGCCATTATCGCCGCCCGTCCGAACTCGGTGAAGCCACGGCTGACGTGGCGGCAATCGTTTTTGGGTGAATTCGGATTGTGGGCATCTGATTGGTTGCGCCCTGCAAAGTGTTCACGGCCGACTGGACTGGTGTGGCGAGCAGTTTCGCCTCAGCTAAATTTTGATGGGCATTCTTGTGCGGCACAAAATGCCCCGCCGCGCGGGCGGCATGCGACATTGCATCAATTCCATGTCCAGTGAACAATGACTTCCCAGCCAAAAACGCCTGAGAAGCCGCCGACGCATGAAGCCGCTGATCCGCAGCCAGTTTATCCGCACTGTTTGATCCGCCGTAGACCTTAGCCCAACTTTCCCACATCATATGTTCAGCGTTTATGGACTCAAAATAACGGTTGAATGCCGCATCGCTGTCAAAGAATGCACGCAGTTGCATTTTGATGTAAGGCAAGCGAAGCTTGCGAACCTCATCGCCCCGCTCGCCGGTCATCAGCAGCGTCTTGCGCAGTGTGTTTGCCAATCCCAGGCGTGCGAATTCGCGTTCGCTGGCGCTCATTTCCCCCATCTTGTGTTCGATGAACTCAGGCGTGTATTTGGCGAAGTCCTGACCGAATTTCAGCGCCACCCGCGCAAGTGTCGGTCCAGCCCAAGCTTCGCGTGCTTCCTTGTACCCGTCCGAAAGCCGGTCAAGCTCACGTAAAATGCCTCTTCTGAGTATGTCCACTGACACGCTCATCCGCGTTGGTTCGCCGTTGTTGGCGTTTTCCAGTTCTTCGATCATGGCATCAAGACCTTGTTTGGCCGTATGCCATAGCCGCAGATTGGGCACTTGGCCTAACTCCAAGGTGACTTGCCCTGTCTGCGGATCGGTGATCACGTTTGTCACGCCGTAATCCGCCCAGTCGATTGGCCGGTAGCTTCCGGTCGCCGCGTCGAATTCGCCTTGCGCCTCGTTTTGCTCGATCTGCCAGCCGCGCCGCAACCCTTCTTTGATCAGCGGGTTTGTCGCCATGATGTCTTGCAGATAAATGGAATCAAGCGGCATGTTGTCTGCCCACGCCCGCTTGAACAGCGGCTTTGCTGCCGCTGACCTGGCATCTTTGAGTGACTGGTCCGCATAAAAGGCCGCGCCTTCGCCCAGGTGCTCCCCGAGGTCGCCTGTGACCCGCGTGGCGGTGTCCAAGTCACGATTCGTCAGGAACTTCTTAATAAACTGCGCGCCTGCCCCGCCAGCGCGGGCAACCGCGCCAACCCGGTCTTTGGTGTTGGCGCCAACGACATCCGCCAAGACGAGGTTTTTATCAGGCGTTTTGTTGGCCAGGTCTAACATATCCTGAAAGGTCGGCCCGCCCCCGCGCATGTCTTCCTCAATCGTTCTCAACTGGGCTTTGATAGCCCGGCTTTTGCCGGCGGCTTCGCCATACAGACTCCAGACCCATTTGCCGATGGCGCGTGCGACTTCGACGCCGGCGTGGGCGGCGGCGCCGACCGTCCCGCCAACGATACCCTGCGTCATCTTTTCAGATGCAAAATCCTTCCCGTTTACCGGTTGCAACATGCCAGTCGTCGCACCTTGCAGAATTGCCGAACCAACGCGGCGCGCAGTATTCGCCACACCGAGCGCGCGGACGGGCGCCGCATAGTTGGCAGGACTGGCGACGTTTCCCGCCATCCGCCACCAATCCGTCCCCGGCGGTTCAGTTTTCTCGATCGCCTTTTCGCGTTGCTGAACGGCCGCGTCGGCGCCTTTGGCCGAAAACAAGCCGCGCGGGGAGCGAGGCGAGCCCGTCGCGTCGGCCAGGAAGTCGTTTGCCTTCTCAAGAACATTGCCGACTGGTGCCGGAATGACATGAGCCCCAAGCTGCGCCATGCCGACAAAAGGGTCGGCAGCGCCCGTGCCCAACCGTTCCATCGCGCCCGCCGGTTGGGGCTTGATGGTCATCGTGGGTATGGTCGGACCCGGCGCTGAGGTCGGCGCGGCGCCTTGTGTGTCTGGGGTTGCAGCGGCCGGCACCACTGTTTGCCAGCCATCGTTGCTAACCGCAGCCGCTTTCGGCGCAGAACTGGATGCCGGGGCGTTCGGTGCGACCGTTACCCATTCATCGGCCATTACTGACCCTCAACCGGTATGCCGTCAGCATCCCACATTCTGCCGCTGGCAGGGTCACGATACATGCCCGTGCTTTGATTGTGCTGAAGGCCGGGAATGCCTTGCAAAACCGCCGGGATATTTGGTTTTTGCGGTCGGCCAGCCACTTCATCCAAATTCTTCTGCTTTGCCGCGTCAGTTCCCTGAAGCGCTTGCCCTGCCTCAATGTCTAGCCGGTTAAGGACTCGCTCATACGAAGCTTGGCTTGTTACTGTGGCCAGCATTTCTTCGGCATGTGCCCGCGCAGCATCGGTGGAGGCCCCGCCGCGCGCAGAAACTTGGGCAAACGCATTGATGATGCCGATATTGGCTGTCCGGAAGTCAGCCAAATCAGGATCGCTGCCTTGGCCTTTGAGCGCTTGCTGCAATCGGTTGAGCGGCACAGAGTCAAAGCGCGGCACGCGCCTTGACGCCTCCAGCGCCTTGGGAATTTGGGACTTGAGTTCCTGTGCGCCAATGTCAATGCGCTCACCTTGCACTGACGCAGACCGGCCTGCCGCCGTTTCGCCGGCAAACTTGACGAAGTTGGCGTTCATCTCTTCGGCGCTGCCACCTTTTTCGATGATAATCTTGCCCAGTTCACTCTGGACCAGCGCCATATTGGCGGGCTGCCTGGCAAGGCCGTTCACAGAATGGGTGTTGCCTTCATAAAACGACGTCGCCAGCAGCTTTGCGGCATCTACTGTGATCGTCGGCGCGGTGTAGGCGCCAAGTTTGGCCATGCCCTCCGGATGGATCTCATTCCCCGCCATGTCACGGGCTTCCACCTTCCCGTGAGCGTCGGCACGCCAGAGATAGGGCTGGTTAGTTTTCGGATCGATCGCCTGCTTCCATTCCTTGCTGGTCTTATCGGCTTGGTTTTCTTCCGGCAGGGTGCCGGTTGAGAGCAGCTTGAGGCCGCCGGCAAATATCTTTGCCCGTTCCATCATCGCGGGATCGCCGGTTTTTACCGCTTGAAGGTAATCCGTCAGGGCCTGCACCTTGAATTGGTTCTCAAGATGTTTGGCACTTTCATCCGCTGCGGCAGTCTGCTGTTTGCGATAGTACAGCAGCTTCTTCACACCTTCCCAGCCTTCATGCTGAAGCGTCTGGCGCAGCACCTCATCCTTATACCCGTCGATGTGCGCCTGCATCTCAGCCCGCCCGGCTTTCGCATCCACGTCCATCTTCTTGATCGCGGCGTCGTATATCTTCTGCTGGAATTCCGACATCTTGATCGCGTTGTCGGTTTCAACCTTCCATTCATCGTATTTCTGCTTAGCCAGCGCGGCGTCTTTTTCGTTCGTCGCCTTCATCACGCCGGCAGCCGCATTCAGTGCGTTCGTCAGCGGTTGACGGGTGAATAACGAACCGAGCGTTGCCAGCAGCATTGCCGGTTGGCCCCACGCCAAGAACGGATCGGGGTTGGCGTCCTGCTTGGGCGGCTTCTGCAACACCGGCATCGTCGGCGTCTTGGACTCGATATCCGTCCGGTCACGCGCCAGTTGGTCCGACAGGCCCGATGCCGGCAGCGACATGCCGGCTGTAGCGCCAGACAGCGTTGGCGATGGCTTTGGTGGCGAAGACTGCGGTTTTGGCTTGCTCGGAGCGTCAGTTGTCGGGGGATCGAGAAGCGCGGTGTCGGTCATGTCGATGTGCTGGACGTTTGGTTCAGCGTGACGGTCGGTTTGGCGGCGGCAGATGCAAACGCCGTCAGCGCAGTACCAAGCTGATTGTCTTGAGTAATGTTCGCCTGCATTATCTTTCCATACAGTTCAGACGACAGATTACTTTCATTCACCCCTGTATTTAGAAGTTGCAGCGCAATCTGTGCGCCCTGACCTGCAACTGTATTCTGCACGTTAGCCAGATCAGCGGCCTCTGCACTTGAGCCCGACATACCGCGCGCTGCGTATTGCGATTTGATCGACGCGGTTGCTGCCGTGGCGGCTTGGTTAAGCGACTGGCTCACGCCGGGCGGCAAGGTTCCGGTCTGAAGGTAGCCCTGTAGCTGCGAACCCTGGCTGGCAAGCTGACCAGCTTCTGTGTTCAGTTGGTTGTATCCAGGAATGTTCCCAAGACCCTGGGTGGACTTCAGGGCGTCGTAACCGAGCGCCCCGGCTGGCAGCAGCCAGCTTGCGTTGCCCTTCAGGAAGCTGCCTGCGCTACTCAAGGCCCCGGAAAGCCCGGAATTTGCGCCGATTGCCGACGTCGCCTCCGGGCCGCCGATGACGCTGCCCAGAGTTCCCGGTGTGGTTGCAGCGACGCCATTTGTTGCGCCGGCGAGTGTTGATCCGCCGCTTGCCAGGCTTGATCCGCCAGTCAGTGCGCTTCCGCCGCCAACGGCACCACCTAGCGTACCCCCGGTTGAGGCGCTGCCGGCCCCGCCTGCCAGCGCGTTTTCGCCAATCGCCGGGACTGTGCCAGATCCGCTTCCCACCGCCCCGGCCAAGGTGCCGCCTTGGCCAAGGGCTGCCGTGGCATCAGCAGGTGCGCTTTCCGATGTCAGCGTGAGGACATCGCCAACCCCCGCACCGACTGAGGCGGGCGCCGCCGCGCCTGCGGCAGAAGCGCCAGCACCGGCCGTCAAGGAACCAACCGAACTGCCTGCACCCGCAGCCACTGGGGCCAGGCCGCTGCCCGCTGCGCCTGCCGCGCCCAGGGCACCTCCAGCGCCGGCTGAGCCCGCCGTGGCAGCACCCAGGACATCCGCGCCCGCAGCGGCACCGGCTGCAACGGCACCGCCAGACCCCAAAACGCCGGCCCCGGCATCGGCAGCGCCGGCTGCGCCAACAGCGCCCGCCCCTGCGTCTGCCGCACCAGCGGCGCCAGCAGCCCCGGCATCAGCCCCGGCATCAGCGGCAAAATAAGCCCCAATACTGGCAATCGCGTCACCAATCGCCGAAACCACACCGATCGGCATTACGACACCCCGACAATCTGATGCTCAGCGGCGATATCGACCTCACCGTGCGGCTGATCGAGTGGATGCAGTAGATAATGGTGTTGTCTTCCATCGTAACAAACAGATGCTTCTGATTGCTTCGAATGACGATGCCTGCCGGTGCGCGGTACTTGCCGAAAAAGCGGCCATCGGACCAGACGTTGACTGCACCCGCCGCAATCATGCTCAAATGATCGTAGGTATGTGCGTGCTCGGGAACAAACGAGCCGGTTCGGGAAATAACAATCTGCTTGACGAAGATATCGTCGACCATTTGGTGATCTCGACCACCGGCGGCTGCTCAGCGGCAGGCACGAACTCATTCGGCATCAGATCGTCCTCATAGTAATGATCAGCGCATGCGGTCAGTGTCGCCGTCATTGACCACGGAATGTTCGGAACGCGGTTCAATCCAGTAGATGTCCGACACCGCCCACTTGACACCCTGGTAGTGCGGATGAAATCGCAGGAAGTACACTGCGTAACCGATCAGTGCGCCCGCTTGCCGTGCGGTGACGCAAACGATACCGCCTTGGTCTTCCAACCGCTTGTAAAACGCCCGGTCGATATCCACGCCGGAAAGTTCCTTGGTCCAGGCGATCTCATCCCAGTGCCTCTCAAGCAACGGATAAGCCTCATCGATGGTGTCCTGCACGCGCTCGCGCTGAAAGCTGAACTCAGCCATCGGCTTTGCCCTTCGTTACGGCCCGAACGATGTGTCTCAGACCCTCTTTCATGTGCGCAACGCCGTCTTCGACAGCTTCCATGTCAACGCCCGGAACTTCACGGATGTGGCCAATCATGGTCTCAACTTCCTGCGCCACGCGGCGGGCTTCATCCCCCAGGTTTTTGCGCCCTGGCAGGCCATTGGTGGCACCCGTCAAAGCGTCCATCAGGTCACTTTCAGCGCGGCCGAGGCGGTGTAGTGCTCCTGGTAATGCAGGTTAATCCAGGACTGAAACTGTGCCGGATTGTTGAGATCGACCTGAAGCAGATCCGACCCGCGCGTGCCGAGCACACCATTGAAGTCGTCATGGGCCTGTTGGTTATTGTCAAGGAACAGCGCAGGCTCATCGAGATTGATCGGCTGCAACACGTACTGATCCAGATTGACGTTATATTTCGTTTGGATCGCCTGACGAATAAGGTCGTGCTGATCCTTGTGGCTCCATGCCCAAAGTGACCATTCTGCGTCGGTCTTGGGCTGGTTGAGAAGCTGCGCCAGGGGCATTACCGGCGCCGCCGCTTGTAGCTGGCCACCTGAATGTAAGATGATTCGGCCTGCGGTGATGTGGGATCGCTTTCACCGCCAACCGGCGATTCGTTGCCATGGCCGTTCTTCATCACTTCGTCAGGAACCTGAGAGACCATGCCTTCTGGATTTTCGCCGGAAGCCAGGAACTTGACCCAGTTCTCTCGCTGACCCTTGTGGTTGGCCATCAGTGCAATGTCCTAAAATTCACATCGGTCCTATACCAGAACGGAAGAATATCCGCATCGGGCATATGAAGATCGTTTTTTCCCAGGTTGAACATGATGGGATGATGCGCGTTGGTTGTGGTTGGCTGCCAGGCACTGAACCCGGCAGGCGTCGCGACTGCGAACGGGCCAGATGCGTTCAGCGTGGCGGCTGTCCCAACATCCTGTGTGCCGAAATTGATATAGCAGGGGCATGTCAGTCCGCTAAAGGAAAGACCCCCCGTTCCGGTTGCGGGGTTGGCGGTGCTTGAGTTGTTCCACGTTTTTGCGGCCGTTCGCATCGAGGGCGTGCTGACCCATAGCAAATCCGTATTCAGATTGGCGCACTCGGTAATCTTGTCGCCATTGGCATCGGCCGCCGATGCGGCTGCCAGAAGCTGGACACCATTGAAGAAGACGGCCTGCGGGTTCCCGCTGCTCGGATAGAACGCAATCGCGTAGTTGTTGCCGCCCGGCGTTCCGGAGCCGGCGAGAACCAGGGATGCGTTGGCAATGCCGATTGATTCGTCAGCGGTCACTGTGTTGGCTGTTACCTCGAAACAATAGCTGCCCCCCGCATAGGCCAGGGTGCTGCGCGACCCGCCGACAATCGCTGTAATCCCGGTTGCAGTCAGATTGCTGTTGGACAAACTGATGCTGCTGCTGGTGTCGCCTGGGTTCCAGGTTATCCCGCCGCTTGGGCCGGGGCCGGGGCCTGGCCCGCCGCAGGTCGTGCAAATAATTGAACCGCGATTGATCACGTAGGAATTATTGATCGCCGAACTGAGGGCGCTGGTGTTGGTTAAGGTGTCCATACCCCAACCGGCACTGGTGCCGTTTCCGGACCACCATTGTTGGAACATTACAACATTCGGGGCGTATTGCTGAAGCTGGCTAACCAATTCGGTTTCCGCAAAAGACGTATCGCCTGCGCTCGGTGAGCCGGCGCCAAATTCTCCATAGATCAGAGGCTTGCCGAAACTGGAAAGATACGTGTAATCGCCCTGGCTGCCCTGACCGGGCGTGTCGGTGTAGACATCCCAACCGATGACGTCGACGTAAGCCGCGCCCGGATACATGGCCCCTTCGCACGCATATCCGGCATTGGGACCGCAGGCATTCACCGAATAAATCCACACCAGATTGTTCAGCCCTTTGGTGTTTGTCAGATAATTCCAGGTGTATTGCCAAAGGGCGATGAACTGAGCGTTGGTGATAGTTGAATTCGTGCCACAGCAACCTCCGGGCGCATACCACCACCAATCGCCGTTCATTTCAACGAACGGGCGGAACAGTAGCGGAATGCCGGCGTTCTGATAAAGTTGCAGATTGGCTGCTAAGGTGTTGAGATAGCCAGTGAATGTGTTATTGGCCGCTGTGCCGGGGGTGTAGACATCCGACCAGCCGCCGGCTGGCGCTTGAAAATCTTGCAGCCCATTGCCATTGACCGGATTGTTAGAAAACCAGTTCATTTCCAGCAGCCCGCCGGCCTGCCAGTACGCTTGGGCGTAACCGGAAAAGGGTGAGCTATCATAGCCATAGACGCCGCCAACCTGCGCATCAATCCCTAGCAGGCCAAGCCACTGGCCGGTGGTGCCGTGAATCGCGGTAATCGGATTGAGGTTGTAATAACCAGTGGCGCCAGCGCCACCATTTTCGGTGAACTGTCCAGAAAGGACATGATTTCCGACCAAGCTTTTTAAATAGGTGAGAAGATTTGCCGGCGTAGTGATGCCTGTGGGGCCACCGGACGGCGAGGTTACGGTGAAGGTGTTGGAGGTTGCAGAGACCGACGTGCTGTTTGCATCGCGGACACCAACCGTCGCCGAAGCGGCTGCCGTGAGGCCGGGGTTGCTAAAACTGAAGCTGCTGGCTGTCACTGTCGCGCCGGACGGCAGCGCGGTCCAGGTGCCGCCATTATCCTGATACTGTAAAGTCGGTGCGACGCTCACCCCTGAAATCGTGCCGCTGACAGTGAACGGAGCGCTGGCACTCTGATTGGCAATGGCGCTGATGCCGATGGACTCGCCGATCGTCGCCTGGACGCCGGCTGAGAACACCCCGGCAATGACTGCCGACCCGGCAATATTGGGGTGTAGGCCGTCCGGCCCGATATATTGCCCAGGCCCGCCGGGTGCGTTGTTTTCAGCGCCGTTGCTGTCCACAACCGAAAGATTGGGGTTGTTGATCGCTGACCGAAGCTGATTGAGGATCAGGTAGTTGTAATATCCAAGTTCGCTGGAACTGTTGGGGTTTGACGTCGGCACACCCAAATCGCCACTCGTTGCCGGCTCGGTGCTGACGATCACCTTGGCGCTGGGCAGCGCGGTGAAGATCTGGTTCACCATAGTTTCAAGGTTCGTGAACGTTTGCGCTGGCCCAAGGCAGGCGGGGCACGCGGAGTAGATGTTATTATAGCCGATTAATATGGTGACGATGGTGGGCGTGTAATCCGGCAAAATGTTGTTGTTGTTGATGTAAGTCATGATCCCGAGGTTGTTGGAATCGCCCGGCGTGTCATAGATCGCGTATCCGCCAATCCCCTCATAATCCGACTGGGAATAGGGCAATGTTGGCGTATTGCCGTTGCCGGTCTGATCGCCCACGAACAGGAACTTCAAGCCCGCGCCTGCAAGGTCCGTGTACAGCGGTGAGCGGTAAGCGCCAGGCGGGGGTCCGCCGTTGCAGCAGGTGCCGCCGCCTGCGGTCATGCTGTCGCCGACCACAAGGATCTTTGCCGTGCCCAGCGGCGCATTGACGAAAGACTGCACCTGCGTGCCGTAACCGGGGATGATGGTGTTGTTGTTGGTGACGAGGTTGTTGCAGCAGTCAGTCGAATTCCAGTTCCACGCCGTCGCGCCGACCGCATAAGAGCCGTTCGCCTCGGTCGCGACAGCCGCCACAACCTGCTTTGCGTTGGGGTCGATGCCGTTATTCGGATTGGTGGCAACGCCATACTCACCAATGAAAACAGGCATCACACCGTCAGCACTCGTAAGGGTCTGCGCAGCCAGAATGCCCTGCCCCTGATAAGTGCCGGACGAGGCGGCACTGCCGATCAGGTTGGCGTTGACGGTCGCCTGGTTGGTGCTGTTCCCAGATACGAAGCCGTAATAATGGAGATCCCACACCACATTGGTCATCGCCGCAAAGACCGATGCCGTCATTGGCGTGCCCACAGTCGCATGTGCGCCCACGGTGCCAGGATTGCCGCCGGCCGGCTCACTCAGCAGGATCGGGGCTGTATTGCCAGCGCCCCGGATGGCGTTGTAAGTCGCCTGTTCCCATGTCGCCAGGCCGGGCAAATTGATCGTGCCAGACCCGTTGCCGCAAACATCGCCCGTGGTTCCCTGCACGTAAGACGGTTCATTGTCAGTCGCGAACCACACATAGGGGTTGTTCTTGTAATAAGTTGCCATCGACGCATACCAGTTCGACTCTGTCGTCAGGATCGAACCGGTGAAAATGTTGCCGCAGCCGCCGCCGTAGTTTCCTGCATTGCTCCCATCCGCCCAAAAATTTTGGGTGTTGCCAATCACCACCACGATCCCGGCGGCCGTCACCGTATTGACGAAAGCCGCATAGGCGCTGGGGCTGGCGTAAGTGTATGCGTAAACGTAAAGAATGGTACTGCCGGGGAAAATGTTGGTCAGCGGCGTCGCGCTTGATCCCAGAACTGATTCGGCAATGTTGTCGTACATATCGACGCCGCGCGGCTGGAAGTTCGCCCCGCTTGGCGTCAGAATTTTGCCGTTCGATACGGTGAAGTTGCTGCCGGCAAAGGCTGGTGCTGCGATCAGCAGAAGCAGCAGCGTGAGGATGCGGATCATCAGTTGCCCCTGCTGTAGTTGACTTGGACGAGGCTGGACGACGGCGATCCGGTGACTGCTGACAGCACCAAGGTCACGGCCTGGCCGCTCGAAATGCTGTTTGTGCCGCAGGTTGTGGTGGCGATCGTTCCGGAAGACACGGTGATGCCGTTGCACGTGGCAACGTTGGTGCCGGCGACCTGGACCGCGATATTGAAACCGGGACTTCCGCTGCCGCCTGTAAGATACGACACGCTCACGATCGACCCTGTGCTCCAGGGCCACTTGCCGGTCACGTAGTAAGTGTTCGCGGACACAGCCGTTGTGGAGTCCCAATTGAATACCGCCGCACCGGTCTGGCTCCCGAGCGAGAGCGCCTGGCCGGTGAGCACCAACGGCGTAGCTGCGCTCAGGGCGCCACCGCCTGATGCGGTCAGGCACGTGGGGCATTCCACCGAGGCGTTGTAAACCACGATCGGGGTGGACCCGTTCAAGCCGCCGCCACCGGTTGCGGTCACACAAGTCGGGCAGGTGATCACGCCCGCTGCGCTGATCGCGGCCGGGGATGTTGCTGTCAGCAATCCGCCGTTGGTGGTCAACGCGCAGGTCGGGCAGGTGATCGTCCCTGTGCTGGTAATCGTGCCGCCGCTGATCGGGCTGCTCGTGCCAACCGATGAGACCGTGCCGGATGACGTGCCGAACGGGCCAAGCGTGCCGCCGTTGATCCGCGCGAACACGCCCGCCGTGGTGGTCCACAGATCGCCATTCACCGGGCTCGTGGGTGCCGTCCCGGCGGGCAGATTGATGCCGGCCTGTGTGGTGGTGCTGGCAGCCGTGATGAGCTTGCCTGTGCCCGTCAGGCCGACATAGGTGCCGGCGCCCGTCAGGGCGGCGTTGGACAGTGTGGCGGTCGGGATTGTCAGGCCGGATGGCAGCGTGGTGGACGCTTGCGGGACGCCCGCGCCGCTGAAGCTGAGCACGCCGTTATTGACCGAAGCCAAACCGGCAACAGTTGTGCCTGTTGCGGCATAGTAGGCGACGGAGTTGGCTGAGGACGAGGAAACCGAGCCCGATCCGCCGCCGCCGCCACAAGCGCCGCCAGAGTCAACAAACGCGCCGCCTGAATTGACGGAAACGCAGTCGCCGTTCGTGAAAGTGCCGCTCGCCGTGGGCAGCTTCGAGCCATTTCCCTGGTTAGTTGTTGCCTGACCGAGATACAGCGCCTGCCCGCCAATGGTGATTTGTGTGGTCGGGATCAGCGGCATCGGCTGCCACGAGCCGGCGTTGTTGACCAGATACATACAGCCTGTGCCGGTGCCCGAGCCTTGGCTGCCATTCAAGCAATTGGAAACGAAACCAAGCTGGCCGGCGTTCGATGATGTGACCGTGGGCAGCGAGGCCGACGTCGCGTAGTTGGCGATGGTTCCGACAAAGGAGCCGATTGTCAGACCGCCCGGCAATGTGGTCGAGATCGAGGGCACGCCGGCATTGCTTGTGACAAGGACGCCGCTGTTCGCTGTCGCGAGGCCGCTGACGACATTGCCGCTCGTGGCATAATAGGCCAGTCCATTTGCGGTGCCGGTTGTGGCGCCGCCGCCAGTGCCGAACGGCCCAACCACGGAGCCGTTAATTTCAGCGTACAGTCCAACCGCCGTGGTCCAGAGATCGCCGTTTGCCGGGGTTGTTGGGGCAGTGCCCGGCGGGAGATTAAGCCCGGCGCCGCTCGCGCCCGAGGCTTGCGTCACCAGCTTTCCGGTTGTGACCAGATTGTTGATCGCAGCGCTTGTCGTGGCAGAGATCGTTGTCGCCACAAGGTTGGTGAAAATACCCGAGCCCTGGACCGTGCTGACGGGGGTTTGTTTCGACACCCCCGCCTGGACGATATAGAGAACTTCCGCGCCTGACAGCGGCAGGTTGGCCGCCGGAAGCGCTGTGACTTGCTGAGCGGCGGCGTAAACCGGCAGCAACCCCAGTAAAACGAGCGCCCGGCTTATCCATTTCATCGGAAGCATGTTCACCGCCAGTTATATTGCTGGTTGGCAACAATGTTGCCCGCCTGTGTGGAATTCATCCCGGTCGGCCAGATACCCATCTCGGTCATGTATCCGGTCATGTAATGGGTTGATTGCGCGGCATTGCCGCCCATCGAGAGGGTCGAGTAAGTGCCGCCGGTGCCGGGCGTCTGCGACGCGGTTTGCGAGGTGGCGTCGATGTAGGCCATGCTTGAGGCGCCGTTGTTGACGAAGACGATGCCGTGAACAACAGAATCAGCAAACGGCGTCCAGTAAACCGAGTTGGAGCCGGCGTAGCTGAAAAGCTCGTTGGCCACGCCCCACCAGCCATTCACTGAGCCAACGTAGCCGGTGCTCAGCGCTGAAAACGCATCCATTTCAGTGGTAAAATTTGCAGTGCGCTCTCCCACCATGGCGACACTGTTCGGCTGGGCAACGTTGGTGAAACTGCTGTTGACCAGAACCTCGGACGCCGACCCGGTGAAATAAAGGCAGGGCGCGAAGCCGAAACAGTTGAACAGAAGGGCGGGCTGGTTCGCCGCCGTGGCCTGCGTCAAATTGTAGCCGTTTCCAGTTTGATCATAGAGCGTCTTCACCGAGCATGTCGTGCTTGCGCAAAACGTTGCTGCCGTCGCGGTGTCGAAGGTTCCGTTTGACAGGATATTGATCGTGGCCGTGGTGCTGTCCGATGCCCGCAAAATCAGCGCTGCCGGCTGCGCGGTTGCAGCACTGGCCGCACTGTAGCCGCGCAGGCCCCACCAGCCGGTGGCGCCGCTGACAATATCGCCGGGGCCGCTGTAGGTGGGCTGAGATGTGCCGAACGAACCGCCCTGCGGCCCGTATTGCGCGCCGCCGGCGCTTGCGGACGAAACGATCTGTGAGATCGCAACGAAGAACGCAATCGCCAGCGAAATTCTCATTGGAAGCCCTGCCCCGAAAAGGCGTGCCCGGAATCAGCGGCGATCACAGACACCGCGCCCGTATTCGGCGCGAGGTTGTAAACCTGGCCAGCGGCGATGCAGGTTGTGCTTGCCGCCGAAACTGTGCCGCTGGCGGTGCCGATCTCGTTGATGCACAGAGACCCCGCAGCCCCAGACGGGTTGAACAGCCACCCGCCACCCGTTCGGTGCCCCGCCGTCAATGCGTTGACCGCCACCCCGCCCGTCGTGACTGTGGATGCGTCAAGAGCCACCAGCGTCACCGATCCGGGTGCGGTTCGGAGATTCCCATGCACATCTGCCTGGAGTGCCGCCTGCTGGCCCGTTGTCGGCGACGGCTGCGTGGCATTGTAGACCGCCCCGGTCAGCAGCGCATTTGATGCGGCCGTCCCTGCGGCTACTGTCCCGATCACAGAGGTCTGGTTCGTTGCCGTCGCAGCGCCGGTCGGCAGAGAAACGGTTCCGCTGATGTTGGTGACATTCCAGGTTCCGGATTGCGTCACGGCGCCGATGACGTTCGAGCCGGCGGGCAGAGCGGTTTGCAGGTTGACCTTCAGGTTTTTGCTGGCATCGTCTTGAAGCTGATCCCAGGTCGTTCCATTGAAGGCATAATTATAGGCAACGCTGGCGCCGTTTGTGCTGCTGGTTGCAACGGCTGAACCGGCATTGCTGGACGTCCCGCCGGCGCACCCGACTGTGCAGTTGACGTCGAGATTGTGCGAGCCGTCAGCCCCGATATACACCAGGTTGCCGCCGTTATACGCCCCAAGAGCGAGGCCGGCGGACGGGAAGGTTGTCGCAAAGGTGGATGAGATACCGGCCGCGACGTTCGTTTTAAGGTTGCCCGAAGCGTCGAGTTGCAAGCTCGCCTGCTGGCCGCTGGTGAGCGTGGGCGCGGCCGAATTGTAAATTGCGCCCGTAAGATTTGACGCGGTGGCGGCAGCGCCGCCCGATACCGGGCCTTGCACGCTGACCTGGTTCGCCGCCGTGGCCGCACCTGTCGGCAAAGAAACGGTCCACGTGCCGGATTGCGTGACCCCACCGATGACGTTGGCCCCGGCGGGCAGCGCGGTCTGTAAGTCCACGTCGAGATTGCTCGCGGCATCAGCCGCGATGGCGACCATGATGCCGCCGTATCTTGCGCCCACGGCCGTGCCGGTCAGCGGGTAGCTTGATCCGAACGCCGAGGACGTGCCGCCGCCGCCGCCGCCCCCGCCGCCACCCGTCACGACGTTGACCCGCAGGTTGCCGTTGACATCGGTTTGCAGACCGATTTGCTGGCCATTGGTCAGCGTCTGGGTCGCAGAATTGTAGGTTCCGCCCTGTAACGAGGCGATGGCCGCGCCGTTCGGCAGGGGCAACACCCCACTGATCGACGTGCTCCAGGCTCCGGCCTGGCTGACCGCGCCGATTGTGTTGCTGCCCGCCGGCAGCGGGGTCTTGAGGTTCACAAGCAGGTCGTTGAAAGCATCAGCGCCGAGCGCGACCATGTTGCCGCCACTGAGGGCGCCAATGGCAAGACCGGTTGCCGGGAAACTGGCGTTGAAATTCGACCCCGCGACGGTGCCGCCGCCGCCAGTGCTTGCGTTCGTGAACAGGTAATTGATGCAGGTGTTCCAAGTGGGTGCGGTCCACACTTCGCCGCTGGTAATAGGAAGTGGACACTGCGCCCGAGCCGCGACGGGCAGCAGCATGGCAATTGTCACCACAATCCAGCGCATCAGAATCTCCCAGAACCGAACGCGCTGGAGCCAAAAACCCAGCCTGTGTAGACAAAGCTTCCGTTGGTCAGCAGCGGCAGAATGACGGCACCCGCAGGGCCGGCGGCCAGCACCAAAACAACGAGGAAGAACACCAGAATTCTCAACCGGCCGATCCTTGCAGGACGAGTGGGCACGCGCTGTTTTCCAGCATCAGCGACTGGGAATAACTAGCCAGGTCTGCCCATTGCAGCACGCCCGCATTGCTCACCAGGGAATACGGTACATCAACGAACAGAGCTGCATCACCATTCACCCATTTGATATTGATGAACTGTGTTTTGCGGTCGTAGGTGGCTAAATACACGCTGTAGGGCGGGTTCATCAGCGAAAGCAAGACGATCTCGGTATTGTCGCTGATGAGCGAACAGGGCGAGTGGACCATTGGCGAAACGGTCGGGAACATTGATCCGCCTGCCGCAAGCGGCTTGCCGTCCGAAAGCAGGATGGGGCATGTGCTTTGGTCCTGCACGACGGCCTGCGGGTAAGTTTCAAGTGTCACCCATGGCAGGTATTCGTGGCCGATGACCACGGCGTTGGGCACGCCGATAAAGTAGAGGGACCGGTTGCCGGGCGCTGTCTGCTCGAAGATCAGACCTTGCGTGGTTGGATCGTAAAAGCCTTGCCCAGACACCGAACTGCCGGTGATTGTCACTGGAAGGGACTGAATGGTGTTTGAAACGGTCGGACAAATGGTGTCCGCGCGAGCGTGTCCGGCAGTCAGCAGGGCGAAGAGCGTCAGAGCAACAACAATTCGCCGGCGATCAACCAAAAATCACTCCAGTTTCGGTGTAGGCGACACCTATAGCTGAAATAACGAAATCTGGCGATGATGTCGTCAGTTTGAGGGCAAACGTGGTGCCCGCTGTCGAGGCCGCCCGCCCGGCCCACACAGGCTGCGTATAATTAGGCGCTAGAAACGACGGCTGAACGGGCAACGGATAGTCCTGATGCGGCAAATGCTGCGGCAGAAGTCCCGTCTGTTGCGCAATTCCATCGGCCTGAACATTCACGGTCATCTCGATCCCGGCCTGTCCGGCTGATTTGTCGGTTGCGCGGAAATACACGACAAGCGGCTCTTTGATGACGTAATCCCTGTCCCCGCCCACGGACTTGGTGGCGATTGTCGATGCGAGCGAGGCGGATGGGTCTTGCAGCAGCGGATAGAGCGCCCGCCCGTCCGTCCCCCAGGCCGTCATCACCGAGAAAACCTCCTGGGTGTTGATAAATGTCATCACACTGGTCTGCGACACGATGAACCAGTTCTTTTCATCCCAGGCGATCATGACCGTCCGGTTGACGCCCTGAAGTGGGTCAAAGACCGTAATGTTCAGCAAATACACTGGGATCGTAAAGATATTCGCCACCGCACCGGACGGTGTGACCCCGCCATTGGCAACCGTCACGGCGGCATCGAACAGGTTGTCCATCTTCTTGGACACCTTCTGCACCGATCCGCCGTACAGGCCGCAAATGCCGTTGGCATTGGCAAACAGCACCGACTGGCCATAGTCCTGGACTGTATCGCGCCAGGCGACACCGATCTGGGCATGGGTATTTTGATAATTGAACGTTGTCGTGACAGGGGTTCCGGACGTCTGAACGTTGGAAATGACATCGACGGATGAATCGGCGAGCGGGTAGAGGAACCCATTCGACTGATGGATAGCCACATATTGTGTGCGCAGGAAACGATCGGAACTGGTGTAGAGCAGCCCGCCGTCGGCAGTCGCGAAGTCTGTGACGCTCTCGGGCGCGGAGACGTTGATGACCCCACCGTTGTAAATCGGTCCGAACGTGGCCGGATTGCTGATCCACACGCGCGACTGAAACGACTCAATTGACGTTCCGGAGACGCCGAACGGCATCAGGCTAATGGTGGCCACGGCTGCGTTGTTCGAGCCGCCGGCCACACTCACGAGCGGCGGCGACGTGTAGTTGCTGCCACCGCTGGTCAGGGTGACGGATGAGATTGCGCCGTTAATGACAACCGCCGTGCCGGCCGCGCCAGTGCCGCCAGCACCGCCCGAAAAGAGAATTGCCGGCGTGCTGAGATACCCAGAGCCGCCGCTGATCACCTCCACGGCTGCCACCGAGGCAACGGTCAGGGCGGCGACGGCTGCCGCACCGGAGCCGCCGCCACCTGAAAGGGCGACTGTCGGTGTTGAACTGTATCCAGCGCCAGGCGCGGTGACTGTGATGGTGGTGACGACGCCATTGGCCACTGTGGCGATGGCTGTCGCCCCCGACCCGCCGCCGCCGGTGATTGTGACTGTGGGCGAGCTTGTGTAGCCGTGCCCCGGTGCAGAGACATCAATCGCGCCAACGCCGCTGATCGCCAGGATGGCCGAGGCCGAGGCGCCAATCCCGCCGCCGCCGGTGAAGGTGATCGTGGGCGGCGATGTGTATCCGGTGCCTGGCACATTGACGTTGATGGAGACGACCGCACCGTTGACGACCGCCGGAATGCCGCCTGCCGTGATGCCGCTGTCGGGCGCGGAGAATGTGGCGATTGGAGCGGATGTGTAGCCCGAGCCGCCGTCGTTGATCACCGCGCCGGAAACGCCAGAGGTGGTTAAAACCGCTTGCAGGATCGCCCCGCTGTCCGTGCCGCCGCCGGAAAAGGCGACACCCGCCGCGTCCCCAGGCACATAACCACGTCCGGGGTTGGTGATCGTCAGGTTGACAACAGCGCCATTCTCGATCGTCGCGGTGGCGGTCGCGCCGGTGCCTGATCCGCCGAAGAAAGTGACTGTTGGGACTGACGCATAGTTTGCGCCGCCGGCAGTGATGTCTCCGATGACATAGGGGCCGATGCTGCCGGGCGAATACAGGATCATTCCATCCCAGATCCAGTAGTTGTTGACCGCCACATTGTTGGCGATGAGCAAAAACTGGGTGCCCGACTGGCAGCAGACTGGTAGCTGACCGCCGTTGTAGAAGGTTCCTGCGACATCCGAAATCGGCGTGACGGTGCCACTCGGAAACGACACGTCGACGGCGGTGCCGTCCGACAGAAACACGGCGCAGTCCGCAGCCGAATTGATGTTGAACCAGGAGAAATATACGATCGTCTTGCCGGCTGGAGCCGTGTAAATCGGCGCCCCCTTGTCGTACAGCGTGCGCAGGGACGATTTGCCAGTCACCATCATGTTCTCAAGCCAGAAAAATTCGGCGTCCTCGATGGCGGTGCGGGCGTCCTCCTGATTCATCCCGCCGAGCGGTGCAGCATTCCAGAAACGGATGGCCGGCGGCAGGCCGAATCGCTGTTCTTCGGACTGGCTAAGCTTGGATATGTTGTCGTTTCTGCCGGACACTAGCGGCCAACGGTCGGCGCGGACGCACCCAACAGATTAGCGGACGGGACGGCGGGCTGACCAGCAGCCGGCGGTTTCGCTGCGAGCGGAGACGCCGCTGCGGCTTGGGGCGCAGGGGAGGCGGTCGGTTGGCCAGCCTGCGTCGTTGCCTGGTTTACCGATACTTGGGGCGCTGGCGCACCGCTTGACTGGCCCAGGACCAGTTGATTGCCCTTTTCCTGGGTGGCGAAATATTCCTGCAAATCGCCGGCATCGTGGAACTTCAGGTTCTGCTGCGAGGGCGTAAAGGTCCAAGCGCCATTTGCGGCCTTGCCCCAAGTGCCGCCCGGCATCTCAGGCGTGGAATATTGGCTGAACGTGCTGAAGGTTGGATGATTCGGCTTTTTGAACTGGTCGCCGGCATGCCCATTCTGCGCGAACTGACCGCCCGACTTCCAAAACCCGCGCATATCATAATCGTATGTGTCCTGCGCAGGATTGCGATGATCGGGTCGTTGCTGCGCTTGCCACTTTCCCCACGCCTGATACTGCGCTTCCTCATTCGGCGTCAGTGGCGTGTTGTACTGGTTCGTGTAGCCTACGTTCTCATCATAGGGCTGGTCGGCAATCTGCTGGCTGCCGACCCGATTAACCGTCGCCATGGCGGGGTTTTGCTGCTGAAGTGGCGCCATGTCCTGCGCGAATGAACCGGACATTCGCTACCAAGTGCCATATCTTTGAGGCACCTTGCCGCGATCGACGGCTCCACGGCGCAGCAGGTTGCTGTCCTCAAAGCGGGACTTCATGATGTCCGCCATGCCCATGCGGCCCTGGGATTCGTAGGCGCGCATTGCCGCGTAGTATTTTACGCCGTTCTGGAACGGTTCCGGAATGGCGTCATAGTCAGAGTCAGTCCAGATCGGCCCGGCGGTGCAGAGGGTATCCCATTCCATTTCATTGGCGCTCTGCGGCACCGGGAACATCCAGATTTCGCCTGCCTCGCCATCATTATAGACTGTCCAGACGACTGGATAATTTGTCACCAGAACCTGATTACTGCGACAGTAGCTTTGAAAGTCCTCGAACGGCATCCAGTCCAGGCTGGGCCTTACGGCGCCGCCCCAACTGACTGTCACTTCGACGACATCGCAGATCCCGCGCAGGCCGGGATACTGCTCAGCCAAATAGTCGTTCGCAAAGCCGATGTAAGGGTATCTTTCTTGACCCGCAACGGTCTGGAACTGGCTGCCTGGGTTTGAATTGGGACGCGCGCCGCCCGGCACCGCAACGTCCGGGGTCGCCTGGCCGCCGAACTCAGGCTGGCCAAGGATCAGGCGGCGGCAGCAACTGGTGAGCAAACTGGTCGTTGATCGGGCTTCGTTTATGTATTGGACTGCGGACGCCTGGGGGACGAAAATGCCCTGCGGGTCGCGAATTAAGTCCCGGAATTCACTCAGATATTGGGAGAGGCGCACTCAAGCCCCTCTCCCGCTTAGCCTGGCGTGCCATGCCCAGGCAAGACGTGCCTCGACAAGCCTAGCCCCGGACGGAGTTACGCTAGCACAAATCTGGTGGCTCGCAAGCCCCACAAGTTTATCCTTGTTGCATCCAAAATGAGTCGAAGTAACCACCAAAAGTAAGTGTAGCCGCAGCACCAGTGCCGCCCGCGCCGGTAACAACGGTCTGGACGCCGGTCGCGCTGTAGAAATGACCGGGATTGACGATCACATTGCCAGTTGCCGAAAAGGTCGTGCTGCCACCCGGAATAATGAACGCCGGGGTCGGCCGCAAAAGCCCCTGCTGGGTCGCCGGATTGGTGTAAATCGGCGTGAGGCTGGTCAGCCCGGTGCCGGTCGTCGTGACCTGCTTGCTTCCGTCTGTGAATCCAGATCCAGCGGTGTAGGCAACGGACGTGACGGACTGGTCCATCAACACTGTTGCCGCCGCAGCAGAGCCACCGCCACCACTGAACGTCAACGTCGGCGATGAGGCCAGCGCGGTTCCGTGGTTGGTGCAAAGCAACCCGGTAACAGTTTGTGAACCCGTCAGCGTCGCCGAGGCGGTGCCGCCAGATCCGGTGGTGTCGCGCGGGTCGTTGAGGAGGGTGATGTACGGTGCGGTCGTGTAACCAGCACCTTGGTTTTGGATCGTTACACCGGTGACAGCGCCAGCGGTGATCGTCGCATACCCCGTTGCGGGGATTCCGCCAGTCGGCGGCGACTGAATAACGACTGCCGGGGGGTAGACGTAATTCGATCCACCAGTCGGGATGGTTACTGTGGTGCTGACCGCCCCACCAACGATCGCCGACCAAGTGGAACTGCCAGCCGATGCCACGACGGTCGGCGCAGAGGTGTAGCCGCTTCCGGCGTTTGTGACGACCGCGCCAATGACGCACCCGGTTTGATTTGCGATCCGGTAATTGTTGCCGTCGCTGTCTAGCTGGGTGAACTGGCCGTTGCCGGCCTGCTGCGCACCGATCGGCAGCCATGTGTTGGTGACGGGGTTGAGCACCTGAACCGAAAGCGCCGGGCCAATGCTGATGTTGAAGAAGCCGGACGGGATCAGAAAGACTTCGCCCGGCTGGAGGCCGAACTGTGGCGCCCCAAGCTGGTTGAGCGGAAGGCTGATACCGACGCCGCCGAAACGATTTGGCATGTGTTTGGTCCTTTAGTTCAGCGGCGTGCCGGCATAGCCGGTCTGCGAGGCTACAGCAGGGGGCGGGGGCGGGCCGCCGGACCAGCCGGGCGACTGGAGGCCAGTGAAGTGGGCACCACTCGAAGGCTTCATGCAGGTCATATTCAGTGCGGTAACGATGACGCCGACACTAGCTAGTTGCCCTTGCGGAATTAGACTTTCAAATCCAGTAAAATAAGTCTGTAAACTTGGGTGCATGAACATGGCCAAATAGCGGCTATTGATCATGTACATTTCGCCAACCGGACAGAACGGGTCGGAAAAGACCGGCACATCCAGCACGCGGATGGCGCGGAACCCGGCGTTGACGATATCACCACGGCCGTAGCGGCTGCGCGGGTCGCTGTTGAAAACCTCTGCGCCCATGAAGTCGGCCATCAACGTGGCCCAGTTCACCGGGTTCATAACGATGAAGTCGGGACTTTCACCGCCCGCTCCGGTCTGCACCTTGACCAGCGCCTGGGCGATCCCGAGCCGGTTGCAGATCGTTGCGGAGTTGGGATAGTACTGACCCTGCCAGTAACCATTGGTGCGGCCGATGCCGCCGTATGTCGGGACGTTGGTGCCGTTGTCGTAAGCGCCAACCAACGAGTCCAGAGCCAGCGGGTTCTGAACGTAGGAATAGAGCGATGTGGCGAGGGACTGCTTCATCACCACGGCCGCATCTGACGTGACGGCCCGAAGTTTCGGGATCACCACCTCGGATGACTGGATGATGCTTTCCATCCCGAAAAATCCGATCGGAACCATCCCAGCCTTCAGGTTGAACTGCGCATTATTGAGCGCAACCTGGTCCTGCGGGATCTGGAAGTCACCGCCGAAGCCGCCCCACTGGAATGATACGAAGCTGGAGCCCTGCACCGGGAACGTTATCTGCCCGACACCACCCATTGCGGCCTGCGTATTGGCCAACAGTAAAGACAACAAGGGGTGCGCTTGATATACTTGCACAAAAACGGTTGGTATTATCGCCCGCCTTGTGATGTAAGACAACTGCTGCCCGGTAAGACCGCCGGGGACAATGCCGCCGCTGCTTGGACCAGTGAACTGTGAAATTGAGCCTGACATTTAGCTGGTGCTCCTAGCCGCCGCTGCCGAGGCGGGTAAACTCGGGATCGCGAACAATGCTGCGGAGTTCCGCAGTCAGCCACTGCTGCGGGTCTTTGTGCAGCGCCTCCCAAGCCTTGTCGCCCGATGCCGTCCCGTACGGGTCAACCGTCGCAGGCAAGTAATCATATCCGCTCACCGGAGGTGGCTTCGGTGCGCTCTCCGCGACCCAGGCGGCTGCGGCTTCGACGTCGGGATTGTTATTCTCCCGCATCCGCTGCATCACCCGGTCCATCGCCTCGTCGGACAAGCCGCGCTGGCGCTTGACGCTTTCCATGCGCGAAACCAGCGCATCTTCTGCTCGCTTTGCCTCGCGCGCCGCCTCAGCTTCCTCGCGAGCGGCCCATTTGGCTTCCAGCGCACCAACGCGGGCTCGTTCCTTCTCCAGTTCACTCATGACCGGAGCCAGAACGGCTTCACGCTGCTGGCGATTGGGGAACTGTGCCTGCGGGTTTAGCTGCGAGACAAGCCGCTCGGCGTCCGGTGCGGTGCGCGGATCAACAAGCATCCGCTCCAGCAGCGCGGCGGCGTTTCTTACCGAATCATCAGTCGTCGCGCTCACTTACGATGCCTTGGTCGGCGACTTGCCAACATGCTCGATCGAGCCGACGCCGGACTTGAACCCCGGCATGGAAGCGGCGTTAGCGCCAATGTCCATCATCGTGAACGGAACCCGTTTCATCAGAGGATCGTCCATGCTGATCGTGGTCACGTAAGGGGCGAACGGGCCGGGCGGGCTATTCTTCGTGTCAGCCATAGTGGTCTCCTAGTTTTGCGAGGATGGCGAACCGCCGCCGGGCGGCGGCATAGCGGGGCCGGCGGTTGGCGAGGGGGCCATCATCCCCTGCGGCTGAGCGCCCTGCTGCTTCATTGACTGCATGTGCTGCGCGAGCATCTGCATCTGCTGCTGCTGCGTAACGCTCTCTTTGATCTGGCCAAGAACCTTGTTCAGATCCGTTGCCATCTTGAGAACCTTGTCATGCAGTTCGGAGCCCATCGGCAGGGCTGAGATCGATTCGTTGATCATTTTGGATGCCATCGCGAGCTTGTTCGCGGCTTGCATCACGTTGCCGGGATTCGTTTGCGGGATAGTATGGGGTCCGGCGTTGGCCGGCGGGGCCTGTCCGCCCGGCGGCGGCATTCCAGGGGGCAATCCACCACCCGGCACTCCCTGCGGCATCGAACCAGACAATCAGACCTCCAAAGAAATGGCGCGTCCGCTGACGCAAGACGCGCCAGCCCTCATTACTTGCGGTGGCTTTTGCGGCCCCGACGGAAACGAACCATGCTGCTGCTCCTTCACGTGACCCAGAGAGTGACGCACCTGGGGTCTCAAACGATGAGACGATCCGCTTCTAAACCGATATGTGAGGAACGGTCAACAAGTCATTGTTTTTACGCCGGCGGGTCCTGCGGGATTGGCGAAACGCAAACGTGTGATCGTGCTGGGCTGCAAAACAGACCGCTCGGGGCCATGTGAGTCTGCGGCCAGGGCAAGGCATGGCATGGCATGGCCGGGCTTGGCCGGGCAGGGCGAGGTTGGCAGGCAGGGCGCCGCAGGGCCTGGCACGGCGGGTCTGGTCACGGGTGGCAGGCAGGGCGCGGCGAGGATGGCAAGTCGCGGCACGGCGAGGCGTGGTTGGCAGGCAAGTCGGGGCACGTCGCGTCATGTCATGGCCCGGCGCGGAGGGCAGGCTGAATCGGCAGGGCTTTGACTAGTCCTGCCGATTACTTTTTGCCGCCGCCATGGCCCTTCGTCAGCAGTTCCGGGTGCTGGGCAATCAACGCGGCCTTTTCGATCTCTGCGCGGTCTGCGTCTTCTATCAGTTCGTCTTCCATCGGCGCGCCAACCATTTGTGCAACTCGTTTCGGCTGTGCCGCACCAATCTTGGCAAGAGCAAAACTCAATTCCTGATTTTCATGCCGGAACGCCGGGCTGCTGCTGTGCGAATCGACGGCGATTTTGGTGTTTTCAGCCAGGTCACGGAACTGAAAACTGAGCGGCTGCATGCCGGGCGCGGGCGGCTCTAAGGTCGGGTCGGGCTCAATATCGGTCTGCAAAGACTTCTGGTTCGGCATCAGCCAAGCCGTCATGATCTGATTGTCCTTGGCCCGCAGCATGTCGAACATTAGTCCACCGCAACGTTCCACCGACCGTTCAATCTTCAGCGCGGCGTCCAAATGGCGGGCAGCGCCAGTGCGGAGTAGCGTGTCAGACTGCCCCTGGCTGCGCACCGACCCTTGTGCTTCGCCCTGCAAGATGGGCGGAAATCCGCCGATTGTATCGAACATCGCATTGATTTCCTGGAAAGACTTCCAGATGTCCGGCGGCACTTCCTTGCTGAGATCCTGCACCTTCGCGTTGGGGCTGCTGTCGGTGAAATATCCGCCGGGCTTTGTCAGCTTGCTGTATGCGTTCTGGTTTATTGATGTGCTGCCGGAAAAGAACCGGGCCGGGTCTTCCTGCATCCGGAGCATCCGGTTGATGCCGTCAATGCGGTTGTTCAGTGAGCGCTGCAACAACGACACCAAATACACATAGCTGATGCCCCAGAAAAAACCATCCAGCGGCATGGAGCAGTATTCTATGAAGCCGTGCTTGCCCTTCAACGGGTTCTTTTCGTCCGGCATCCCGCGCATGGTCTTGAAGTCGTGTGCAAAGGCATTGAACAACACATCGTCCCCAAAGACGATGTGTTCTCCCATCATCGTTACAGTGGCCCAATCGTCCTGATCATCGTTCCACATCCAGCACTCATTCAGCGGCACAAGCTGATCGACCACGGCAGCTTGCATCGTCGGCGTGGGCGCAAACAGATGGTTGACCGTCCCGGTGTTGGCCGCTGCGCCCGAGCCTGCCGCCTGATACGGATACAAGCCCCCCACGGTGATCTGTTTGAGCATCGAGTTCTGGTCTTCGCCGCCCTGGGTGCGGATCTGAACGGCGTCGACCGCCTTCATCAGTTCGGCTTGCTTGGCGGCCGGGAGGCCGGAAATGATCTGGCGGAAGCGGCTGCGCGTCGGGAATGAAGTGTGAATGAAAGCTTCTTGTCGCTCCAGAGATGAAATGCTTTCGTTGTAGACGCCGAAAGTCTCGGGCTGGATAAGGTAGGACTCGAAGCCGCCCCGCGACCACACCATCTGCTGGATGACTTTGCCTTTGATCAGTGACCAAAGAACGATGTCGCTGATGCTGTCGTCTACGTCGTTGCTGATGACGTGCTGAAGCAGAGCCGACGCGGCAGCGCCCGCCTTGGCCCGCTCAGCCGGACCAACCTGGCCAAAATATTCGCACCTGAAGCGCAGACCGACGGGTGAATACAGAACCGCCAGCAGGTCGCGCACAAAATCCTGGGTGCGAAGAAATGTCTGCGGAACCCCGTTATCGTCGCCTGTCAGGAAGGTGTTTCTGAAAGCCATGCCCCGGTTTATGCGCTCGGGCCTGGACTCAGAGCAGGCGCGGATGATGTCAGAAACCTGCTCGGCGCGCTCTCGTTTACCGGATCGAATTCTCATAAATACGGCAGATAGCACACGTTTCGGTGTGCCGGACACAGAGATTGAAACTCGCTTGTAATGCTCTCGGGCAATAGCAAGATGCAGTCTCGCGGAAGCTGGAACTTCCGCGAGACCTAAACTCAACCACGGAGCTAACCCATGGCCAAGCCTGTAGTGGTTAATAAACCACTTGAGATGCCCGCGTTCGATGTTCGACCCATGCGGATTACACTAATTGGGGAGACAAGCCTGATTTGCCATGCCTGGTCGGCAAAGGCGAAAAAAGAAATGCTGGCCAAACAAATGAAGAAAGCCAAACAGGCGAAGGAAGCCAAAGACCCCGAACGCGACGTTCAGGAAAGCCTTTATCCGTTTCCCGGCGGCGGGTTTGGCTTTCCCAGTATTGCGTTCAAAGCATCAGCGGTCGATGCGTGCAGCCACATCAGCGGGATCACAAAGGTTGAGGCGCGCGGCGCGTTTCACATCGACGGCGATCTGGTCAAGATAAACGGCGAGGCCACGCCGCGCGAAGATATGGTGCGAATCGCGATGGGAACGGCCGACATCCGCTTCCGTGGTGAGTTCCTGAAATGGCGGGCAATGTTGAACATACGACACAACGCCGGGGTGCTGTCTGCCGAGCAGATCAGTCATCTGTTCCAGATTGCCGGTTTCGCAATAGGAATCGGCGAATGGCGTCCGCAACGTGATGGCATGCACGGACTGTTTCATGTCGCAACCCAAAAGGAGATGTAATGGGAACAAAACCAGCCTATGCGTTCAAGCCGGGTTTTTTCAAACCCGTGTCCGCGCAGGTCGTCGGCGAGGAAATCGAGCGCATCCGGCTCGAACGCGGCGCGTTCTTCCAGACCGACGATCTCGTTGACGGAGGCCGGCGCGAGGATTCGATCCTTCACCCGGCATTTGAATGGGATTCCGAAATCGGCGCGGAAGAGTGGCGAAAGCAGCAAGCTCGCCAGTTGATCAGCCACATAACGATCGTTGATGAAAACAAGCCGCCCGACGAGCAAATGCGCGCGTATGTTTCGGTCCCAACAAGTGTGGGGCCGCGATACACGACTGTTGCACACGCATTTGCCGTGCCGGAACTGCGCGCGTGCGTTCTCAGCCAGGCGCTGGCCGACCTTGAAACGTTCAAACGGCGATATGAATGTTTCATAGAACTCGCCGAGAGCCTGGCTGCGGTCGAAAAGGTTTCGGCGAAGTTGCGGCGCCGGAAGCTTCAGTCGGCCTAACGCGGCAGGCAGGGCATGGCACGCCTGGGCGAAGCATGGCATGGCTGGGCGAGGATGGCAGGCGAGGCGAGGATGGCAGGCGAGGCGCGGCATGGCAGGGCGGGGGCGGCAGGGCAGGCAGGGCTTGGCGCGTCACGGCAAGGCGCGGCCGGTTCAGGCGAGGATGGCAGGGCGGGGTTGGCAGGCAAGGCGAGGCGCGGTTGGCCAGTCCAGGCGCGGCCGGGCCGGGCAAGGCTGGCAGGCAAGTCAGGTCAAGGTATGGCGCGGCGTGGCAGGCGTGGCGGGGCAGGGACAGGCGCGGAGGGCGCGGCAGGTTTTGGCGAGGTTGGCTGGCATGGCCAGGCAAGGTTGTCAGGTCCGGGCGGGGATGGCAGGCGCGTCACGTCTTGGCAAGTCTGGGCTGGGCTGGTCCAGGCATGGAAGGCAGGCAGGGCTCGGCAGGACACGTCAAGTCGTGGCGCGGTGGGCAGGCTATCAACCCGCAATGACTACGTGCGCCGGGATCGGACTTGATCCCGGCGGCCGGTGTTTGAGAATCGGGGCAATCGCGCTGCCTGCCTCGCTCTTGAACTGAGCCGAGCCAGCGCCGGCATCCACCGCGCGCTGGCCGAACACCGGGGTCAAATCGACTTTTGCTGTCCGCGTCTTCTGCTTGTTTTGCTGGCTCTGGCCCCAGAAGTTATCAGCCTGGCTTTGCAGATGCTGCGGCAGCTTTGGCGCGGTCGGCTCACCTGCGCGCTGAACCGCGCCGGGGCGCGAATGGTCCTGAATATCACCGAGGCCCTGGTCTTGCATCGTGATATTCATCGCGGCGTCGTAAGCGGCGGTCTGGACATTCGCCCCGATTACGCCAGGCGCACGACCCTCGGACACATCCAGACCCTTGTCCGCGACGAAGCTCTCTTTCGTTTTGCCACCGCAAGTCTTCTTCGGGCAACGGGGCGACATGGCGGTGGCATCGGCGGAATACCGAACGGTCGAGAAACGTCCCGCGCAAATCCGGCAGCGCCAGTAATGTCTATATTTTTGCTTGGCGAGCTTCGTCACATTGCAACTCCGGGTGTCAGGTAGCCCGCCGGCATCCGCCACCCCAACGGTTCGCCGCTGATTTCTTCCCGCGTCACCGGGTCCGCCCAAAAACTGCTCAAGTGCCAGCCGCGCACCGTGGGCCGTCTGCGACGGGTGATGCGCCACACGGCAATGACAGGCTGGACGCCGGCGTAATCAAGCTCAACCAGCGTCCCGTCGCGCGGCGCCGTCGTCATATCCATCCACGGTCTGCCAACCACGTCCCGATCCGCTGCCACCACGGCATCGGGAACCGGCGGCGCGGCCGGCGGCGCGAAAACAGGAGCACCAGGCTCAACCAGATCACCTTTTCTCGGCGCCATCACTGATTCACCAGGCGAAACTCGGGCTTGCTGAAAGTCAGAGCCAAGCTGGCCCCCGGTTGGAAATAGATATAAATCTGCAACTGCATCGTGGTTGTTCCGGTCGGGATTACAAACGGCGGCGTTCGCATGAGATAGTTTCCCGGTAGCCAGTAGCCGGATGAAAGAGTGTCGCGGCGCAGGCCCCACTGGCTGCCAGCCGCATAATTCGGCAGCATCTGCAAGGCGACGTCGGAAAATCCTGTGGTCGGCGAAGGCACATTGACCTGCATGGTGACTTCGCACGGCAGGCCGACTATTCCGGCTGGAACTGACGGGAACGAAGCAACCGCAACCTGGTCCTGGCTGGCCGCGCTTGTCACACCGACCGTGAATTGGTTGGTTCCAACCGAACCGTATGCGCCCACGCCTGTTACGGTGCTGCAAACGATGGTGTCTGATCCCGCCGCCCTGGTCACAGACCAGCCCGTTGGCAAGGTGCCCGAGCAGCCGGTGTTGATGGTCCCGGATGTCCCGGCAAGGGCGATGGCGCCAGTTCCCACTGTGGAGAATATGTTGCCGCCGGGGTTGTTGCTGGCGTCGTAGACGTCCAACTGACCTTGCGTGATCGTCGGCGTTGTCAGGAAACCCTGGCACGTTGCAAGGCAACGCTTGGCAACTGTCAGCACCCCAAGCACCGCGAGATGCAAACCATCGGCCATTTGAATATTGGAATAGGCAGCGGCGAGATTTTGCGTCGGATCGACAAGATCGTTCCAGAAGTCGAAGTAGATCACGCCAGGAACATCGCGCGCCCACTCCGCAACAGTGCGGCATGTGGTTGCAATCTGCTCACCTTGGGTGCTGGTTACTGCATACGTGCCGGTTCTCGTCGCATAAGGCGTGCCCAGCAACAGAGTCTTTCCCGCCGCCCTGCAAGCCGCATACATCGCCTGAATGTTCGCGAGGCCGGTTGCCGCGCTGACGCCGCCGAGCAAATCGTTGATGCAGGTGCCCCACATAACCAGCCAGTCAAAATTGCCGAAATTGGGCGTTACGCTGCTGGCGAAATTGGTGGCGAGGTATGTTGAGGTGACGCCACTTGTCCCGACCATGTAGGTGGCCGGATTCTTGACGCGCATCTGCCCGAGCGACATCGCTTCGAGCATCGGCGAAAGCCCGTTGACGCAGGTTGACACCGGCGATGTGGATTGAAATCCGAACGCCGTGTAGGAATTCCCGTACTCAAACAAATCGATCGGCTTGCCTGGAAAGAAAACCGTAGGCGTCGACAATCCGCCTGCGCCGGGCTGCGCCGCCGCTTCTTCTGCGGCGCCGAGGCCAACCAACGCAGTCGCTGACCCGAGTAAAGCCAGATTGCGCCGACCCAAAGCGAGCGGTTCATTCTTCTGTGGCTGCATCTTTGGTTCTCCAGTTCTCAACCTGCCGGCGCGCACTCGCCATATCGAACGGCAGCGCTTGGTCTGTCACCACATACACGTGCTCTTTGTCATCCATCAGTTGGATCAGAGCGATCCGCAAGTGCGGATGCGAAACATACCGGTCGCCGACAGGGCGCAACCACGCCGGGTGAATCTCCGCAACGAGCATTCGCTCAATCACGTCGTCCAGCCCCTGAATTGAGCCTCCACCGCCGGCCTATCAAGCCACGCATCCACAACAGGGTCCGGCACGTAATCACCGGTCGGGCGGACAATCTGACCAAGCCCGCTGACGGGGGCCTCATACCGCCAGCGGTGCATCGCGGCTGCGCCTAACAGTGACGAAAGGGCAGTTGTTGAGAGCAGGTAGCGCTTCATCTGGCTTCGTTGCTGTCTTCGAAACGGCTGCTAAAATATTGCTCGATATCCTTCTGGAGCCCCGGCTTGTTGCCGCACAGTTCAATAACCCGGTCGAGATTATGCCGCACGTCAGTGACCGGGTTGTATTTCCACTTGCGCAGAATATCCCACCGCGAAACGTACGCGCGATTCCGTTTAGGGCCGTGGAACGAATGCTCGATGGTGCCCCCGAGCCGACCTATCCGCTGCCCGGCGAAATGTTTCGCCCGCGCCTGATAGGAAAGCTGTGATGCAGTGAACTCCGGGCTGATGTCTGAGGGAAACGTCTCCGCCGCGCGGCCGAGCAACGAAAGCGCCCAATTATGATCGGCTGAGCCGAGGATTGCGCCCTCGTAGAGTCCGCCGATTGACTGAAGGATCTCGATCCTTGCAGCCCAGGCATAGCCTGGATGGCCGAATGTGTAACCCTTCTTCCATTGGGGGAAGATCGGTTTACCCTCAATCCAAAGCGAACAAAAGCTGGTGTGCATTTCCAGCACTTCGCCGTTGGGGCCGAGGTCGAGCGCGGCGGTCCAGGGCTGAATGATGCTGTACTGCTGGAGCGCATGAATGATATCAACCGCCCAGGTCGGTGAACGGAACATCACGTCCGCGTCGATCCAGGCGACATATTTCGCGTCACGCGGCAGACGGGAAAGCCCGATATTGATCAGGTTCTCCTTGTGCCAGAGCAACGTTGTGTGCCGCACGCCGACGAAGTTAATCCGCGCGTCAAGCGCCTCGAACATAAACGCCCGCTCGCCAAGCGCGCATTCCACCAACGTCAGGCTGACGCCAGCCTCAAGCTGCTGGCTGCAAAACTCCTGGGTCAGCCGCACACGAGAGGCAAACCGCAACGGATTGGACACGACCGCAACTACGTGAAGTTGCGATGGGTGAAATGACATGGGGGTTGCTACCTGCATGCGGATGAAATAACGATCGATGGCGCTTTCATAGCCGAATCTCTCACCCGTCCGGAACAGAACTTTCATGTTGATCCCGCTTCTTATCCACCTCCTGATCGTTTTTATCGTGCTCGGCCTGGTCTACTGGATCGTTACCGCCATAATTGGCGCCATTCCCGGCGTGCCGCCGCTGTTCCGCAACGTCGCCATGGTGGTGTTCCTGCTGATCGTCCTGCTGGTGGTGCTGCAAGAGATTCTGCCGCTGGCCGGGATGCGGTGGGCTGGCTAGCCAGCCCTGGCGTCAATAATCCTAAAAGCCTGGTTTCGTTTTTCCAGGAATTAGCGTAACAGACAGCCGCCTGCTGGGGTACGGACAACCCGCCGACGCTGCACGTTGCGGCGATCGGCGGCTTGTTAGAGCAGCCCCCGGTGCTCAAAGAATGTGCGCGGCGGTGGCGCATCCATCATCTGGTCCGCCGCCTGCATGATGCTCATGATGCGCCGGTTGAGGTTGTCGGCGATGGGTGAAAGCTGGCCAGACTCCTTTAGCAACGAACCGCCGTAGGTCACGCCCTGGCTGATCAGCCCGCCGCGCAGGTTCTCCAGCCAAGTGCTGTTGGCCAGCGCCATGGCAAATGTCCTGTCATCCCGCAGCCGCCCCGGCGCTGACGCGCCAATGTCGATCTTGGTGGTGTCCTGCACCACGTTCAACATTTCTTCCAGCAAAGGTATCGATCGTATCTCCAGCAGGCCGACAACGAAGCTGTCGCGGAGGATGTTCATGGTGTGGAACTTGATGCGCTGAGAAACGACGGTGTTGTACTGGAAACCTGGCCCTGGGCTGTCGATCCTTCGGTACATGTGCCAGGTTGCGGCGCTCAGGAAATCGTCAAAGTCGAAGGCATAAGCCGGGGCGTTTTCCGGGCGCTTTGGCCGGGTGGGATCGGTCGCCAGCTTGCGGGCAATCTCCCGCTCAGCCGACATTCTGATCTCATTCTGGTAAAGTTCCGAGCGCATCCGCACCCTGAGATCGTCAAAGGACTGCATCACGGCTGTGCCGATGCCGCCGGTAAGGTCGATATTTATCCGGCAGTTCTTGTACTGCCCCGCAAGGTATGCCAGCACCCAAGCGCAGTGGCGCGTTTCAGCAATTCCGTCTGCCCATTCCGCCACTTGGACCATCTTGTCAGCGAAGACACGCCAAACGCTGCAACAATGATGGTTTGATAATTCAGACCGGCCGCCCGCAGGGTCCGCTCCGATCACATACATGCCGTCCGGATGCGGGTATTCCCAAACGCGCATCTTTATCTGGTCGGTTTTGATTGCCTGCGTAATCGCCTCGACCTTTGACAAATGATATTCATCTGCCAAGTAGAACTCGTATGCCTTGTAACCGAACCCGCCTTCCTCGACCCCGCCCGGTTTGGCGGCGCGGATTTCATCTATGCGGTTCTGGATACGCTTCGGGCCGAAAAAGCTGACGCCTGAAACAACGAATGCCTCTTCGCTGGTGAACGGCTGGTTTTGCGCCATGTCCGCGTCGTTGGCGTTTGGCCTCTGCATCTCCATGCGATACCAGGCCAGTTGCTCCATGGTGATGTCAAAATTGTAGAGCTTCTTGACCTTGGTTATTTTCTCAATCTCATCGGGCGTCGGCGGGGCGGTGCCAAACCTCTGGAAGCGGCGGTCGTCCTCACGTATCCTTTGAAGATCGTTACTCCACCATCCAACAAATATGCAGCGGGAGGTGTATTCGTCCAACATCGCCGCCTCCCACATATCTTTCCAGTGATTATTCCCGTGTGCCGTACTTTCCAGAAGATAGAGGGCGCGTGGATTTTCTGGGGCCATGGCGTGACGGAAAGACTCCAGACCCTCTTCTTTGCCGTACGAACTTACCTCCGTGAGATGTCCTACGACGTAACCTTCACCCTCACCCCAGTTCTTCTTGGTGCCCGCGACCAGCATATCTAACCGGGAATTGTTGCTGAACGTGAACCCGAACTTGTTGTCTTTGGCCCCAAGGCGCTTGTCCAAACTGAATGATTTGCCCATGAACGCTGACAGCGATGCGACGTAGCGCCTAACGGTCTCACGGTTCTTCGCGGCACCCTTCTCACTGTCGGACACCAGACACCCAATAGTGTTGGGATGATACGCCAGCCAGAACAGTGTAATTGCAATGGTTATAGTCGTGACGCCAAGCTGCCTGGACTTTAACACGAAAAATACATGTATTCCGTCGTCAAGACCTTGGCATATCTCTTCTAATACTCTAGTCTGTGAGGTCCAAAGGTTTAGCTGTATTCCGGTTCCGTCGATGTCCTCTGTGGCGTGCTTTGACTGGATACGAAGATACTTGAGGTACTTTTTGAACAACGGCAGCCACTTCGGCGGCTTGGCCGTCGTCACCGCGATATCAGCCATGGTGGTCGACCCCGCGTGTCAGCAGCGGATCGCACTCGCGGCACCATGCAACGGTCGAGGTTTCAGCGTCCGCGTGTTGGTCTGGTGCGGTGCCGGGCGCGGCCCGCTGCCAATCAGGTGAGCCGCACAGGCTGCATGTCGTCACGACAACAGGAATGATCATGCTGGCTTATATCGCGGGCCGCGCCGCTTGGGACAACCGTTTGTGATGGTGATCAGGATTGACCGCTGGGGTGGGCCGTGTCAGGTTGGCATTACTCCGATGCTGAGTGGCCGAAAGCAGGCCATAAATGCTTCCCTTTTCCCCGCCCACGCGGGGATGAACCGTGCGCACTGGCTGTTGCCACGCATTGGCTCAAACGTTCCCTGCGTCAGCGGGGATAGCTATTCACCGCCTTCCATCAGCGGTGCGGATTCAAAAGCAGGTCATACTAATCTGGTCTATAGGGCCAGTGTCGGCGATGCCCAGACATCGGGCCTTAAAACCCCGCAGATCGGTCGCCAACCTAAGCCGCCAAGGGCCACCTTGGCGGCTTTCGTTATCGAAGGCGCACCAGTCTATCTCGATTCAATCGATCAAGCCTCTGTATTCGAGCGCTGCCTGCGCCATGGTTTCCCACGTGTGCCAGGGGTGTTTGCCAACGAACGTGGGGCGAATATACCCGACCGCCCAGCGCTTGCGGGCCGCTTCCAGCAAGCTGGCCGCCTCCTGCTGCGGCATATCACAGGCCGAGGCCAACAGGCACGCCGCCATGTCGTGAATTTCCTCGTCGGAAACGCGCCGGCGCTTGGTTCGGTTCTTTGTCGTCGTCAGTTCCGCTTCGTTAATCATGGTAGCTTTCTGGATGATTTGATGGCCGAGCCAACGGCGCGGTCAGTCTTCGACTTCCCCGCGACGTCGTACAGATGGTCAACTTGCCTCGCCACAACCTTGCCGTCAACAATCCCCCTGATCACCTGGTCAACCATGTCGGGCAGTGTGTTTTCTTCCGCTCTCGTGGGCATCTCGGTCAGCGCATCGAGACGATCCAGCAGGGCCATCAATCTCAAATTCAGCGCTGCAAGTTCGGCGTCGACCGCGCTCGTATGAAGGACTGGCGTGACGCCGGCCATCGCGTTCCGCAGCCAGTTTTTGTATTCAGACATTTGCTTCTCCCAGCATGACAGACCACGCGGCGTTGACAGCATCCTCGGCGAGTTGTTCCGCCAGTTCGGGCGAAATCGGGTCTTGCAGATCACCAAAGACATCAGCGGCTGCTTCATACGCCGCTTTGGTAAGCATCATTTCGTAAGGCTGTCGGCCGATCAGAAAGCTATGGAAAGCCCGCGCCCTGTCCATCACCCGCTGCTGACCGCCATCGAATTTGCTCATCGTGAGTTGCACCGCCAGTTCCACCGCCCTGAGACGCGCTGGATAGTCTTGCGGCAACGCAACCTGGATGGCCTCGGGGGGCCGATTCTGCTCGGCGGCGATAAAGTCGTGCAGCGGCGGCATGTTGCTGCTGAGGGTGCCGCCATTCGGGTTTACAAAACCGCGCGCCGTCCAGAAATCAGACATTAAATCTCCAATTCGCCTGCAATGCGCTCGGGCCGGAAGATCGAACGGTTCAGGGCCATGAAACCGCGCTCGAAATCGGTGCGGGCGATACTGAGCCAGCGCTGATCAATGCCGGGCCTGACCATGGTATCAAGCAACCGCAGCATCCGCTCTTCAATGATCTTGTTCGCGCTCACCGCAGCAACGTTTTCGTCTGACTGCGCGACGTAGCCGGGTATTTGCAGGCCGGTGTTCTGCTCACTCATCTTCGGTGCTCCAGTTCTGGCTGAGCGAGTAAAGCCGTTCTCCTAAGCATGGACAAACATTCCATGCGTCGGTTCCTGCTTCATCGAGACCCGTTTCACTTCGGTCGCGAGACCGAGGCCAGAGCGCGTCTCTCCACAGGCTGCCACCGAAGAACTTCCGGCGGTTATTGGGATATCCAAGCACGTCATCGAAGCAAGCCGCCTTGGTTTTCGTCGGCCTGCGAAGGCACCGTACGACCGCGCGGGGCGCCCGGAAACTCAAAACACCGTGCAGGATTTGTCCATGAAAGGACATGGTTTCCGTGGCAGCTTCTAACCCCTAGCTGATCCATACATCGCGTGAACATCATCCACTGCTCATCAAGCGCCGCTTGCGATGTGCGCCGGCCGCTCACACCGCCCATGGCTGCGTCGAGGTCTTTGTCCTCTCTCGCGCGGGCCTGGTTGATCTGCTCCAGTTCAAAGGTCGTGAGCTTGCCGCTATGCGCGACATGCGGCTTGTCGAGGTCGGCGGCAGTGCTGTTGCGGATGTCCAGCCAGCGCCGGCCGCAGCCGCACACGCCGGACGGAAAGAAGAGGTGGCCCGCAACCATCTCATCGCTGCGCCAGATCATGGCTTATGCCACGGTGAGGAGCCGAACAATTTGGAACACACTCGCCGTGTTGCCTCCATTTGAGACCGGAGGCTGCGCGCGTTTGAAAGGTTCAAACAGGTCAATACGATGTTGGCGATCGTGATCACGGCGGACATCGCAAGAAGCGTGATTGTCTGATAGTTCATTGCATTGTCGGCCCATCGAGCCCGCGTTTGGTCTTTTCCTCGCTGATCACCTGGCGCAGTCCGTGGATCAAGCTGTCCGTCACCGTCAGTCCGTCAAGCGTTTCCAGAGCGAAAATCTGCTTTGTCCGCACCGCGATCACCGCATCCAACACCGACTGGCAGCCAGCCACAAACGCTTCACTCACAATCCGATAAATGTCGGCGTCGTCTGCTCGGGCGGTCATTGGATTGGGTCGCGGTCGTTGGCGGCCGCCATATCCCGGTCGCGCCCGCTCCAGGCGCCGAGCGTGTCGCCGATGATCATCGACAGCGCATCGGTGAGCAGGTCCATCGCTACAGCGCCGTTCATTGCGGTCAGCGCGTCTCGGCTGTCACGATTCACACGGTCAATCGCCTCCATCACAGACAGCGAACCGGCAAAAAATGCCTGGTTGAGCGCGCGGGAGACCTGCTCTTCATCGGTTACGAACTGTTGGTTCATTGCATCGTCCCTTCGTGCCGGGCCAGGGAAAGGGACTGCATCATCAGCCTGACGTTCTGGGTGAGCAGATCCAGGACATTGCCCCAGTTTTCCTCGGCAAATCCTGAGTTTATGAGCGCGTTGCAGACCACGAACTGCACTGCGACCATCCGCGTGCCCGCATCCTCCGCGCCGCACATGATGGTCTTGAGGGCCGCGAACCCAAGCTCGTTTGCCGCATCCAACTCTGGCTGTTCCGCGCTGTCTTCAGACATCAAGGTGGCCGGTCATCGGAAGTGGCATTGGAATTTCCCCGCATCTTGTTGTCGAGTAGCCATTTCCGCGCCCGGTAGATGGTGGTTTTCGAAATGCCTTCGTCCAGCATGGCTTGCGCCGTGCATCCCGCTTGGCACATCTCGACCGCCAGGAGAAACGCAGCAGCCGGCTTGCGACCCAGGCGCCTCACCTCAGACATCCTGACCTCAACTCCTGATTTTGAACTTAACGATCCAGTTCCCAGAATTCAAGCGCCAGTTCACGGCTCCGTCAGCAGCCATTCAGCGCCTCGCGGGCGATCCGGCACTGATCGGCTGTATGCGTCACGCCAAGCTGCGCGAGGTCGACAAGGGCAACTTGCAACCGGGCATTTTGCTGGCGCAGTCGGCTGACGTCAGCTTCACGCGCATTTGGCCAAATGCTCCAACATTTCACGCAGCCGGCCAATCTCAGCCCGCAACGCTCATTCACCTCATCCTTCTGCATCATAAGCCGCCAGAGGAAATCGGGGTCACGGCTGGGGGCCTGGTCAGTCAAATCCAGTCACTCCCGCCGTGTGGATATTTCTTAAGAAATACCTCTGTGAACGCAAGAACATCAACAAGCCGCACCGGCAGTTCAGGCAGCATGCCTAGCCTGGCTGCCGTTCCGGGGATTTCGTTTGCGCAGATCTTGAGCGCCTCGACACGGCTGTAACGCCCGGCGTCGGCGAAACTCTGGACGTAGCCGCAGCTACCCCGCCCCCACCAAAGCCCATGTTCGTTCGACCAGATCAGATACACATCCGGCTGTCCAACCGCGTCAATCACATCGGCGATCAGCCGGCGCGATTCGGGGAAGCGTTCCTCGGTCATGCTGCCGCCTTGGCATCATCGCCGGCGTTGCGCAGCCGCATGATGGTCTGTCGGCTGACCTTGTGGGTGCGCGCCAGCGCCGACACGCTCAGGCCCTCAGCAAGCCCCGCCAGCGCCTTGCGGCGCTGATCCTCGGACAGCAGGAACCTGCGCCCACCAACCCGGCCAGCGGCCTTCGCGCGGGCCAGCCCGGCCTTGGTGCGCTCGATCAGCATATCCCGCTCGAACTGTGCGAATGTCGCGATGACGCCCATCACCATTTTGCCGGCCGCGCTCGTCAGATCCTGCCCGCCGAGCGCGAGGCAGTAGACCCTGACCCCCGACGCCTCAAGTTTCTCAACGGTCTGGATGATATCCACCGCATTGCGGCCCAGCCGGTCGAGCTTGCTGACGACGAGGACATCCCCCCCCTCCAGCTTGTCCAGCAGCCGCATGAAGCCCTTGCGCTGCATGATGGCGCTGCCGCCCGACACATTCTCCGAAATGAACCGCTGCGGCTCGACGGCGAAGCCGGCGTTGGCGATCTCCAGCCGCTGGTTCTCGGTATGCTGCGGACCAGTCGAAACTCTGCTGTAACCAAATACGCGTGACACCACAAACCCCTGTCCACAATCTATGTCCTCAGTGTGACACAGGCGGCTGGGATGGCAAGGCTCATTACGAGAACTGGATATCAACTGGGCGTGATGGGCCTGACCTCAGCGATGGCCTCGGCATCCCAGATGCAGCCGCAGGCGCAGTCCCAGCCGTAATACCAGTGCGCGTTGCCATCCAGCCGGCGCTCATGCAGATAGGGGTTGATGATGATGCCCGCCCAGTGCATTGCCACAACTGACCAGTGAACCGACCAGCCGCCATTGCTTTGGTCACAGAATGAGCGGCTGAACACATCCAGAACGTCAACAGTACCGATACGCAGGATCTTCGCATCCGGCATCAGCACGATCTCTGCGGCGCAAGCGAGGCACTCCGGCTCGTAGTCCTCAGCCTCACACCAACGCTTCCAGGCGTCGTCCACGGAGACCCACAGGCCATGCGGCTTGTGCCGGGGCGCATCGTCCTGCCGGACGGAATGCACCGCATCCAGAGGCTCGGCGCTGTAGTGGATGAGCCTCATTACGGCCTGCCGGGGCGCTGACGGACCTCTGGTGTCTGTGCCATCTGGTTCACCTCATCAACGCGCAGCGGCTTGCGCCAGGTGCCGCAGCGGGGCATGTGCTCAGGTATCAGGGCTTCATCGGTACCGATCCCGCGCAGGATACGGTCGCGCACGGTTTCTATCTCACGCCACATGGTCGGGCTCCAACGGAGCACCGGGACCGGTGAGCCACCAGGGCGCTGGGCAAGACTGAGGTGCCACAGCGGACGGCCACCGGCATAGACGCTTCATTCCATGCCGATATTGACGGTAAGCCCGGCGGTGATGTGACGCCCGACCTGCCAGAAGTGCCCGGACAGGATCTGACTCTCGGGATCATAAACCGGATGGGCCAAAGCAAAGACAACCTGCGATTTCATAACATCAGCCTTCCACGCTCGTATCCCGCTTGCCGCGCCGTCGTAGCTCAACTCGCGCCTCATACACCGTGTGACGGGGAATGCCCTGGCTGATGAGGCTCTGCCAGGAATGGCCCAGACGCAGCAGCCGCACCGCCTCTTCGCGCTTCACACCTCGGGGACGGCCGACCTTGGGTTTGTCGGGAACGGCGGAATCGCTTGCTGACATGGGCCATGATAACTCAGGGTTCGGCACCATCGCACGCCTGATCTGCCGTGAAACATCCCCAACAAGCCCAGGTTTGAAACCCAATTCAAGGGCAGCCTTGACCGACGATCCACCCAGGAGCAGCCGCTCAACGTCCCGGCGATCCGCCCTTCTTGGCTTCGGCGGGGGCACAGGCGCCTTCACATGAACAGGGGTGCTCACCGCATCCTCAATATCCCATCCGGCCTTCAGGCGTCCCCGAACGATGTAGCCGTCAGCCACCAATTCCCGGCAAAGCCCCTGCAACTTCCGCCGCTCACCCCGCCATTCAACCCAAACCGTCCGCCTGAGATTGGCACCCTGCTCAATGCGCGTCGCCCAGTAGCAGTTGCCCGGCTCATAGTTGCCGTTCACGTCCCGCCGCTCAATCGAATAATCGGCGGACGGCCTTTCCCCCATGTCAGCAAGGAATGCACCAAAGTCCTGCCAGCGGTCGCAGACCGCGATGCCGCGCCCGCCGTATGCCATCCAGTTGACCGTGGACGGATATTTGCAGCGCCCCATCATGCACTGCCATGAAACGAAGGTCAGCGATGCGCGGTGCAACGATAATACCGGGTCAGACGGGCGCCACGCCTGATGACTGTGAGAAGGCCGAACGTGCGTCCCAATCGATTCGCGTGCCGACCGGAACCGGAATGTTCCGGGACCAGGACCAGGCCGGGCTGCCGACGCCCTAAAAAATCACGTTGCCGCGATCGGTAGTAGTGTCCGCAATCGATCGTCTGTCTACCCCGTCTCTCCCCTCTGTCCGTATCCTAGCCTCCGTCTCCTGTGGACATACTTCTAGCAGCGGACAGCCTTTGCGAACAGTGGGTAAATGCCCTGCTCTCTAATCTGTGAACAGTCCTGCTATCGGGTTAGAGACTGCGGTGTTCGGCTCGTCGGGTACGGTCCATGGCTTCGGCTTTCGCGGCCGGCGCGTGGGCTTC